GTTCACCCAGCACGACGCCGAACTGATCTTTGGCCTCGTGCCCGATTTCCGGCGCGACGTGAAGCTGCTCGCGCGTTGGGCAGGCGGCAAGTTTGCAGGTAAGCGCGCAACGTCGGAAGGCGTCTGCGAACTCTACGTTCTTTCGAACCTCATGTTCTTTAAGGGTAAGCCACAATGAGTTTCCTCAAGCCAAAGCAAGCGGTATCCGATAACGCGAACATGGGTATGATCAATTCGACCTATGGCGGTCAGATGCAGCAAGGCGTCGGCGCGACCAATTTTCTCTCGCAGCTTCTCGGCGTAAGCCCAAGCGGCGTTGCTGGCGGCGCGAACACTGTCGGCAACATCGCGAACGAGATCGCTGGCGCAGGCGGCGCACAAGCAGGCTACAACAATTATCTCCAGAACGCCGGCTATGCGCCTGCGATGCGCCAAATGTCGCAAGCAACCACTGGACAGGGCGCGGCCTCGGGATTGCTCAATAGCGGTTCGACGACGCGCGCGCTTCAGTCGCGCGGCACGGAACTCAACCAGTCGTTCTTCAACAACTACCTCCAGCAGCTTGCCGGCGTCTCCGGCCTAGGCTTGCAGGCGGGCGGTCTGGTGTCGAATGCAGGCCAGCGCAGTAAAGGCGGCGGGCCGTCGACCGCAGGCAGTATCGCGAGCGCAGTCGGTGGCATCGCATCGATCTTCTCGGATCGCCGCTTGAAGCGCGATATCGAGCGCGTCGACGAATTCTCGGATGGCCTTGGTGTTTACGAATACCGCTACGTCATGTCGGCAAAGCGCGTGCTCGGCGTGATGGCTGACGAAGTCGCCAAGCTGCGGCCGTGGGCTCTCGGGGCCAAGCGTGCCGGCTTTGCGACGGTCAATTACGGAGCGCTCTAATGGCGATCAATTTCCTGCAATCCCTGCTTGGGCAGCAACAGGCGCCGCCGATCCCAGCGTATTCGATGCCGCAGCAGGCGCAGCCGCGCCCGTTGCCTTCGAGCAATATCGCGGCCAAAATGAGCGGCCCGCAGGGAGGCAACGTCCTGCAAATGGCACAGGAGCCCACGCCGAATGCACCTGCCCAAGCACCAGCCGGTGAAGCGCCTCGCAAGCGCCGCTCGCTGCTCGATACCATCGGCGGCATTTCGGACGTTATCGCGCGCGTCGGCGGTGCGGAAGCCATGTATCAGCCGACCTTGGATGCGAGGCAGGACCGCGCGCAGCAAATCGACCTCGACGCGCTGCGTAAACAAATCCTTGAGCAGCAGGCCACCGTAGGCGGGCAGTCGATCGAGGCGAACGAAGTCGGAGCCGCAGACAGTATGCGCGCCCGTGCGGCGCAGGCTCTTGGCGCGCTTGCGGGCAATCCCAACGCCGCGGCTATGTGGCCTCAGATCGCGCAGCAGGCGGGCCTTGATGAGCAAAGCACCGCCACGCTCGGCAACATGATCCAAGCCGATCCGAACAATGTCGGCACGCTCGCGCAGGCTCTCGGCTATGCCGCGCCCAAGCAAGGTTCGCAGGCGAAGGAATTGCAGGTTTACAGCTTGCTCCAAGAGCAGGATCCCGAACTTGCGAACACCTATTTGCGCAGCATCGCCAATCCCGACAGCCTCACGCCGTATGATCGTGCGCGGCTCGAAATCAGCATGGCGGAATTCGGGCTGAAGCAGAGTGAAGCGGAATTTAATCGCGGGATTACCGAGCGCGAAACCGAATTGAAGGAAGATAAGGCAGCGGGCGGCGTCGGTGCGGATCTCACGCCGACTCAGCGCGGCAACGTCGTGCAGAAATTGGCGCTGCTTCCCAACGTCCGCGAGCAGTATGAGCGCGTCCGCACGCTCTACGACGAAATGATCGAGGAAGGCACGCTTGCGCGTGGTGGCCTCGGCGGGCTTGTGCCCGGAGCACTTGCAGGCGGAAAAGCCGAAGCCTTCGACAAAGCAGCCGGTGCGCTCCGGAAGTCCATCCTCTCGCTGACGCGCATCCCAGGCGTCGGCTCCATGTCCAATTATGAAACGATTCTCGACGAGCAAGCATTGCCGAGCCGTTGGGGATCGGATGAAGGCCGGCTGGAAGCGCTCAACGGCATCGGGACCGTGCTGGACAGCTACGAGCAAGGCTATAAGGAAATGCTCGGCAATCCCCGCCCCGCATCGCGTCCCGCTGCACCTCGCCGTCCTGCGGCTGGCGCAGCCCCTCGCCGTCCAGCGGCTCCCCGTCGCAGCGTATCACCGGCCGCAGCCGAAGCCCGCCGTCGGGGGTTGATTGACTGATGGCAAAGAAGTCCGACCCCAAGGAACTCGCGCGCACCTATGAGACGTTGCGGCAGTCTGTCGTTGCGCGAGTCAAAGATCCGAAGCAGCGGCAGCAGGCTCTTGCGCGGTTCGATAGCGATCCCCGCGCGCAGAAATTGCGCCGTGCGGCTGGCCTCGCATCTGTCACCACGCGGCAGCGCGACGTGCGTGATGTTGCCCGCGCCAATGTCGCGCAAGAGGGTAAGGCCAAAAGGCCGGCAGGCAAGAATTTTGCGGATGCTATGATTGCTGGCACTTCCGAAGCCATGTTCGGCATTCCCGAACGTCTGGAAGCTGCCGGCCGATATTTTCTGCCGGAAACGTCCAAAGACAAGCGCAAGGGGACGCTACGCCGCGGTCAGTCCTATGACGAGACGCTGGAATTGGTGCGTGCCGAAAATGAAGAACGCAAAAAGCTAAGTCTCGCGGGCAACATCACCGGACAAATCGGCGGATCGATCGCGGGTGGCTTGGGTGCAGCGCGAGCAGTCACGGCAACCGGCGCCCGTCTTGCTGCATCGGCAACGCCTGCGGCCGCTCGGGCGGGCAACGTGCTCCAGAAGGTCGAGCGCGCCGCCACTTTGCAGCGCGGGCAGACTGCTCGCAATGCTGCTCGACTCGTCGGGACGGGTGCGGCGGCTGGCGCGGCTCAGGCAGCGGGCGAAGGCTCCGATATCGGCGAAGGTGCCGCTTTTGGTGCGGGGGGCGGTGCCGCTCTCGGCGTAGCAGGTAAGGTTGCCCCGTGGCTTGGCGGCAAAGCTTCCGAAGTTTTCCGCATGTCTGGCGCCGACGCAATTTTCCGGCGCTACACAAAAACAACGCGCGAAGCTTTGGAAGCCCGCGCAGCCGACTTCCGCAAGCGCACCGGCACCGAGCCGACGATTTACGAATTGCTCGACCTCGAAGATCGCAAGTCATTGCAGGACGTATTCCAGCGCCTCGACAAGCCCCAACAGGAGCGCGGCGCGACGATGGCCCGCGAGCGCGTCGAAGCCATTCCTGGCGAAGTCGCTCAGGTGGTCCGCAACGAGACACGCGGCCAGCGGAAGCGGAATATCGCATCCTTGGCTTCCGCGTTGCCTGAATCGCGCGGCGGGCAGGCAGCGACGACCGCCGAAGCCCGTCTTGCTGTCGGCGCTGCGGAAAACCCGACGAGGCTCGCGCAGCTTCGCCGGCAGGAAGCCCGCAACACTATGGCGCCGTTCGACGATCAGCGCCCCGTCGACAATGTTGGCGAATTGGTGCCGACCGAATTGCGCGCGACCAATCCGGACAAGCCTGGGGAAATTTCGGAAGTCGAGATTGATCCCGAATTGTCGAGCGTCATCCGTGCAGCCGCAGGGCTCGCGAAGATCCGGCCGAACGATCAGGGCATCACGGTTCGCGAGATCACCGACATGATTTCGCGGCTCAAGGAAGCTGCGGCAGGCAAGGGCAGCGTCATCGAGCAGGGCGCAGCACAGCGCGCGGCCGACCATCTGGAAAGTGTGCTCGCCGAGAAAATCCCCGACCTCGCTCCGGCTCTCGCCCGCATGAACGAGAATTGGGCTGCTCGATCGCGCCAGATCGAAGGGATGGCCGAAATCCGTCCGCAGGCAGACGTAAACCCGAATTCGATGCGCAATCTGCGCCGGTCCGAAAACGTGTTCGAAACGCCGGAAGGCGGCGTAGGCCGTGCGATGGGTCAGCGGGGCGCGCTGATCGACGATCTCGGGGCGGCGACAAGTCCCGCTCTCGGCACGGTCCGCACGCTCGCCGAGAGCCCCACGGCAGCGCGCCAGATCGCGCAGAATATCGGCGTGCCGGCAACGCGCAACATCACCGACGCCGCTGCGGCTCAGAGCGAAAGCGCCCGCCGCCTCGCAACTGCGGTGCGCGATCCGAGTTTCGACGCCTCGGAAATCGAAGCTGGCGACCTTGCACTGCTCGCGGCCGCGCTTAACCCTGCCTCAATGGCCTACACCAAGGCCAACGCGATCGCCCGCGTCTATCAGCGCCTCGCCAAGTCGATCCCCGAAAGCCAGTCGCGAACCATCGTCGACATGCTGTTTTCGCGCGATCCAACCATGACCCAGCGCGCGATCAATGCGCTGCGCTCGCAGGGCGACGAAGGCGGCAAGGTGCTGCAAGAGATCGTCGCGATGGCGGGCATGGCATCGGCTGGGGACAGCGAGGCTCCCGAAGCTGAAGTTGAAATGGCAGCGGCGGCGGAAACTCCCCAGGCCGAAGCCGATTACAGCCAAATGTCGGACGAAGAATTGATGGCAGCGCTGGAAGCCGAAGAAGCCGAAACCGCCGAAGCCGACTACAGCCAAATGTCGGACGAAGAATTGATGGCAGCGCTGGAAGCCGAAAAGGAAATGGAGCCTTACGGGCGGCGTGTGATCCAAGACTTGTTCCCCGACGCACAAATCACCGACGACTTGCGGGATCCGAACAGCGACTTGGGCAAGAAAAATCCGAGCAGCTACCATGTGGGCACAGATGGCGCAGTAGATATTCGCCCGATCCCGGGCATGACGTTTGACGAATTCGTGAACGCTGTCAAAGCCGAAGGGTATGATGTGGTCGAAGCCATCGACGAAACCGGAAAAGGTCGCTCGAAGCACGCCACTGGTCCCCACTGGCATATTGTGATCGGATGAAATAATGCCTGAGCGTAACGAAACCGTTAAGGAACATATCGCCGATGCCGTCATTGAACGGTTTGTGTCGCAGCATCCAGAATTAAGGCAAGGAGCGATAGTGACTGAGATTCCTCCGACGATTAGATGGGCAGGCGTCATCATCGCAGGGGTCATGACGGCTGCGGTTTCGGCAGGGCTTTTCTGGTTGGCTTCGACCGTCAACACGATGCAGGTGACACTTGCCCGCATGGATGAACGGATAGGGAATTGGATTTCGACGCAAGACGCCAAATACACCGATCTCGAAGAAAGAGTGGATCGGATCGAGGCAAAATTGGAGAACCGCAATGCCCCAAAGTAAAAAGCCCGTCTCCCGACTTGACGCGATGGCGCAGCAGAAGGGCTTCCCCAACTACGCCGCGTGGAAGGCGTGGAACGAAAATTATCGCAGCAGAAAAACGAAAACCGGCTCGGCGCCGAAGAAAAATTTCTTGCAGTCTCTGCCGGAAAAAATACCTCTCCATCCGTCGCACCTGTTTAAGAACGTCAACGATAAGGCGGGGCCGGCGCTGAAAAAGGATCGCAAGAAGTGAAAGGCTGGTTTCGTCCTCGTAGCGCATGGCATCTGGTGCCTTACTGGCGGCGGATGCACAAATTCATGTCGACCCAGGCTCTCACGCTCGGCTCGACCATTTTGGCCGTGCAGATCGCCGTAGGTGCGAGCAACAAGACGCTGCTCATAACGCTCGGCCTGACCGTTGTAGCAACTCTGATCGGCGCGCTGATCGAGCAACCGGAAGTCAAAGATGAACAAGCCGATCCATAACCCGAACCTGCCTCCCAAGAGTGCGCTTGTTGCGCTGGTTGGCACGACTGCCGCCATCGCGCTGGCGGTGCTGATCCCGCACGACGAAAGCGGCCGGAAGGTCGAGGCCACCGTGACGCGCGACGGCGCGCTTGTAGTTACGCACGTCAGCGGACTGCAATACAGGAAAGCCTATGCCGATATCGTCGGCGTCTGGACGATCTGCGACGGCGACACGAGGAATGTTCGTCCTGGAATGGTCGAAACCGAAGCGGGCTGCACGGCGCGGCTGGAGCGTCAACTGATCGCACACGCCAAGCCGGTCCTCGAATGTGTGCCCGCCTTGCGCCGTCCGGAAAATCAGAATCGCCTCGTCGCGTCGGTTTCCTTGGCCTACAACATCGGCACCACAGGCTTCTGCAATTCGACTGCGGCGCGCAGGTTCAATGCTGGCGACTGGCGGGGCGGCTGTGACGCTTTCCTGCGTTGGAACAAGGCGGGAGGTCGCGAAGTCCTTGGGCTCACGCTGCGCCGCCAGAGGGAGCGGGCTTTGTGCCTGAAAGCACCATGATGACATTTTTCCGAAGCCTCACCCCCCTTGGCGTCCGCGTAATCATCGGCATCGTCTCGGCGATCGTGATCGCGCTTGCAGCATGGTGGCTGTTTGCGACCTTGGCAGGCGGCAAGACAGCCAAGACTGAAGCGAAACTGAATGAAAATCTCGCCGAAGCTGCGATCGAAAGCGGGCAAGATGCCGTCGAGACAGTCGGGCGCACGATCGAATATGAGCGCCATATCGACTACATCACGAAGGAGAACGAACGTGCATTCCGTCAAGCCCCTGGCGCATCTGCGCAGATCGACCCTAATCTGCACCGCCTTGCTCTTGACCGGCTGTGTCAACGCCCCGCCTATCGTGAGCACCCCGACTGCTTGCAGCCGGCTGCTCCCGAGTGAGTGGAAGGACGGCGTAGCTGGTGCCTCCCTGCCAGCGCAAAGCATCGTCGCTGACTGGATCGCATTTGCCGACGCGCAGACCGGACAACTCGATAAAGCCAATGAGCGCTACCGCGAAGCGGTCGGGATCGTCGAGCGCTGTGAAGCGTCAGCCATCGAAGCAGTCGAAAAGTCCGAGCCTAAATTTCTCGGATTGTTTTAATAATCCCAATCGTTTTCATCATACTGTCCTAGAGTTGCCCAAACGGCCCCGAGGATGAAGCCGATGCAGAACGTGCAAAGTCCGAGTGCAACGTAGATCATAGGAATTTCCTTCCATAATGGGCCAGCAATACAGCTTCAGCCCTTCCATCATCTTTGACTCGAGTCAGGTGCCGCGCGGTCGAGGGGTAAAGCGTGCGGCACTTTTCGCGGCTCGCCCCCTTGTTGCTGTTCAAGAGCCCTAACTTGGCTTTCCAGACGCTAGGCGTGACAAAGTGCGTCGGGCAATTTGTTGTCGCCTGCACCAGCCCATGCACGAAGCCAAGGGTGCGGCCGAAGGTAAACATGGACGTGACGCCTTGCCCTGGACGGGCGGCAATGTCCTCGATCACGACCATGCTAGGCGCCGCGAAATCCAGCGCCACGCACCATTCGCACGCCCATAGGCTCCAAGCCGGCTTGTCCTTGCCTTTGACCTTGATCCGCGGCACGTCGAAGAATTCCGCACTTCCGTCCGGATGCAGGATCGCAAGCGCGCCGGTCTTGCCTGGATCGATGCCAGCGATGATCATTCCGCTCCCTCAATCTTGGCGATGGCGGCGGTGAGGCGGGTGAGAGCGCGTTCGGCGCGGGTGTCCTCCCACTTTGGCTTGCCGTAGCCGTCAGCCCCAACGTCATAGCCATCGTTGAAGCCTTCATCATAGGCTGCTTTGATTGTGTCCCGCGCCTCCCGCATTGCTTCCAGCGCCTCGGCTGTGGCTGTGTGGCGGGTGTTCCATGCGGTGATCAGTGCGGCCTTTGGTTTGTAGGGCCAAACAATCGAAAAGCCGCCAGCACAATCGTGGTGACTGAGCGTAAACAGATAGTGATCGTCTGTCGCCATCTCGCCTAATGCCAACATCTTATTCTGGTGGGCGCGATGAAGGTTCGCCTTGCGCCCGCAGAACGGACACGGCAGCAGTTGCACCTGATCTTGTTCGGTCATTTGCGATACCTCATCATTTTCTCGACTTCTGCCTTAACACGAAACTTCCGCTCGCGCGCCCACGGCTCGATATCTTCCATGACCTGTTTCACCGTCTGCACCAGATCGGGACGGTCATATTCCTCGAACACCAATTCGTCGTGGACCTTGAAAATCGTGTTGAGCCCCGCAGCTTCAGCGCGCTTCATGGCCTCGACCATCAAATCCCGGGCGCTCCCCTGAATGCAGTCGGCCGTGAGCATCCCATGCCACGCCAAGTGCCTGCGAAACTTCTTCCCCTGATAGGACATGAAGGTCCACGCCGGCCGCTCGTCGCCTCCAGGCGTGTAGCTGATCGCCTTGCGCGGCCGGTGATACCAAAGCTTCCGCCCGCTTGGCAGGCGCATCGTAAGGAAGTCGTGTTCCTTGCGGAATTCGATCCCCTGATAGCTGTAGGCTTTCGCCAGATCGCAATAGACGGCGTCAACGCTCGCCTGCCATAGACCATACCAGAATTTAGGCACCATCGGCGCGAATTCCTGCCTGTAGGTGTTGATGGCGAGCATCGCTAGGTCGATGCTGTCCTTCGGTGCAAACCGCGCGCGGAAGCCAACTGGCCCGAGCCCGTATCCGCTGCCGAGCACCGTGGCCTTGCCGATCGCGCCTTCCTTTTGCATCGACGGGTCCTTGCGATTGATCGGCCGCTTGAAGATCATCGAAGCCGTCTCCGAATACACGTCTAGGCCGGCGTGCATCTGCTCGACGCGGTCATGCTGTCCGGCCATCGAAAGCAGGTTGCGCGCTTCGACCGCGGCAAAATCCCCGCCGACAAGCACCTTGCCTTCTTCCGGCACAATGCAGGAGCGCAGCGACGAGATCACCGCCGAGAAAATATCCGGCCCCCACAATTCTTGGATATGTGCAACATTGCGCGTCAAGATCGCATCGGCAAGGATATCGGCAGTGAGCCCCTGTCGATCGCCGATTTCGCCTCTAGGATAATTCTGAATTTGGATGAGTCTGCCTGCATCACGTCCGGTTCTGGCGCCGTGATATTGGGTAGCATATCGCACTCGCCCGTCGCCGCCCGCACATTGCAGCATCCGCTCCAGCTTCGCCACAGAGGACGATGCGAGCGCTCGCCGCAGTGTGAGGACTTCGTGGACATGATACGGGAGAGGTTCGCCGAAATCCTCAATTCCGAATTCGTCATCGGGATCAAGAATTGCATCGAGCGTGGCCTTCTTCATGTCACCAAGGGCGATGCCTTGGTCGTTGACCCAATTCAGCACCTTCTCGCGCTGTGTCGGCTTCAGTCCGGTCAATTCGCGGAAGCGCTCGACCATCGGCACGCGCACCTGATCGAGCACGTCGATACAGGCGTTCACAAATTCAATGTCGATCTTGATCCCGCGCTGATTGATCCGCTGATCCAGCACCCAGGCGTGCCGCTCCGAGGCTCCGAGCCCCTTCGTGGCGACATAGACGCCATATTGCGCGTTCGCGTCGTCCCCGCAGTAATCGTAGAGCCGTTGCAGGTTGAAGTCGTTGTGCTGCGACCAGCCGCCGATCCGATCGGGCTTGCACATGACCAGCATGTGCCGGTGCCCGTCCATATCCTTCGTCACTGGCAATTCCAGCGCCGTCACGAGCGCGTCGAGGCCAAGGGGTAGCGCCTTCATGCCCGCAACCGCCATCGTATCGTGCCAGCGCTCAGGCGGCAATTCAGGATAACCCATCGGCACCATATGAAAGCGCCACATCGCTTGCTCGAAGCCGGCGTTATGGGCGACGAAGATCACCGTCGAATCGTTCGCCAACTGCATCAATTCGGGATCGAGCGCGTGCATCTGCTTTTCGGTGAGGACGCGCGTGGGCCGCGGCGCATTGTCGACCACGACCTTGAGCGAAAGACACAGCGGAAAAGTGGTCATGTCGGCAGCGTATTTCCACGCGCCAATCTTCACCAGGTCCGCACGGCTGGCAGTTTCAAAGTCGGCGACGACGTATTTCATTCACCGCCACCAGTTTCGAGATTATTGTTGGACAGGCCAGCCGTCTGCATCAGATGATGAAGCTGCGACCGTCGTTCATTTGTCATGCGCTCAAAGCTGTGAGCTTGCGCAATCACTGTCCGGTTTTCAGTGTCGTATTTCTCAAGCGCAATCGACACAGCAAGAGCCACAATTTCGTGAGCAATTTTCTCGTCGATCGTCCTTGCTGACAATCGTAATCGTGCCTGCCGTCTTAGCGAGGAAACCGCCATATCCTGAATATATCTCTGCAATCGCTGACGATAGGGGTCCCGATCAAACATCACAATTCTCCCGCTCAAAAAGGTGGCAGACTTCTCGCATCCGGTCTGCCAGCGGACTTCCAACGCTCTAGGCGCTCGCGATCACCAAGCCGGAGC